AACAAAATCTACAGAGTCGCCCGTGCTAAGGTTGCTAGCGAAAGTCAAAGTACTGCCTGAAACGCTAAAAGAATCTTGTGGTGCTTGTATCACCCCATTCAAACTTACAATAAGATGATTCGCTGATGCAGGACTATAGTTAGCAGAGTTATACTGTAGAGTATAAGCGGCTTGACCATTAACTGCTGTAATAGAATCTAGCTTTTTATATGCTCCAATCTCTGGTTGTTGACCAATGTAAGGCACTACTCACCATCCTTCGGATATTTATCTTTAATAGCTTTAATCGCATCTTTCCAAGTAGTTGTGCTGTTAACAGTATCGTGATACTGCATATCTAACTGATCTGGAATAGATGGATATTCTCGCTCTCGCTTTTCTGCATATGTCAACTCTGGTGGAGTTGGATTAGCAAAAGAGCCATCACTTTGTTTTATTTGACCACATACTACATTATCAGATACTTCCTCAAACCCATCTTCTTGGTAAGGTTGTTTCTGTGTAACTATGTTATCAACTATTTTTACCCAAGCCATGTTACTCTCCTTTCTTTTTTATTGTTAACATTATGCGACTTTCCATATCTGTACATCTGTAAATACATTTATTTGACTGTTATTTGCTCCAGAACCAAGACCATATGTCCCTTTTGATGATGAGGCATAATGTCTAATTTCAAATACTTTTTCTGCTGATATAGTAAATCTACCTCTTATATCAATTAATTGATTGACCATACTTAAATTAGGATGAGCATATCCTGTATTACCAATTAAAGTAAATGAGCTGTCGGTTGTATTGTAAAGATAAGGTTGTATATATCCAGATAAAGATGATGGTACTCTTGCTTCTAAATAATATGTACCACTAGGCAAAGTAATTTGATTAGAACTTAGACTTGCTCCACTAATCTCATTTGTTACAACAGTATTTAAATCTCTTGTATGTGTTGTTCCTGCTGTTGATCCTCCTGCTGAAGTATTAGTTGCCTTTTCATCTCTTACATGAAGTAAAGCTGTTTCATAAGCTCCTTGTCCTACACCACTTGCTAACGAATCTGATAATATTTTACTTAATGGCATTATGCTACCTTCCATATTCTAACTTCAGCATATCTTTCTGCTTGACTATCAGCTGTTGCATTGCCAAAACCATCTGTGCTCCTAGCTGTTTGGGCATAATGTCTTAACTCAAAAACTTTTTCAGCAGATATTGTAAACTTTCCAAAAACAGTTGAAGTTGTTTGAGCATAACCTCCACCACTTACACTAAAAGCTGACATACCTATTAATGTATAACTAGAATCTGTAACATTATACCAAGCTACATTATGTTCATTTACAACTTTAGCAGGAGCTATTGCATCTACTATGTATGTTCCACTTGGTAGGGTTACTCTATTAGCACTAAGTGATGCTCCAGAGATTTCATTTGTTAAAACAGTATTTAAATTCCTTTGTTGATAACCTGCTGAAGCGGCTCCTCCCTCTGTGCCACTTGATTTCTGATCTTGAACGTGTAGCATTGCACTTTCATAAGCACCAGAAATACTTGGTGAAGCAAAAGTGTTATCACCCCGTAAAAATGTTGTAGAATCTTTTGTTCCTGTAGCTGATAACTCTCCTAATCCTACACTTCCACTAGCAGGATTTATTGTACCTACTGCTCTACCTAAATATACACAGTACATATCATCTGAACTGCTTGTCGCTGCTGTGAGAGTTAATGCAGTACCAGATGCACTATACGCATAAGTTGGCTCTTGTCTTACATTGTTAATAAATAAAGCTATGTCGTTAGCTGAACTAACACTCTGAGATAGTGTATAACTTGTAGTCGCACTAGTAGTAAAATCCTGTTTAGCTAGTGTCTGAAATGACGTTGATGGTTGTACTCCGATATATGGCAATGTTATCTCCTATGTACTAATATCATCTACAGTTGAAACCCAGACATCCACAGAACTTGCTGTGTCGCTAATTACTTTTAAGGCATCTCCAGATTGTACTACAAACTTAGCTCCACCATCCAACACTTGTAATGATGATCCAGAAGGTATTGACACATCCTTTACTAAGTAAATGTCGTTTGACCCATCGTTAATATAACAGGAAGCTGTGATCGCATTTGCAGTTACATTAGCCAGACTAATCCCAACTACTGTATCAAAACTATTCGCAGTGAATAAAGTGGCAGCTCCTGTGCCTACTGCGTTACTCGTATATCGTCTAAAATTTTGTGCCATATTATCTCCTATATTTATATCATAAAGCAATCGCCATGGCTATGACAAATCCATTTGTAGCTTCACCATCTACTCCATCAGTACCATCACTTCCGTCTGCACCTGCAGCTCCTGTTGGACCTGTCGGTATACCTAATGTCAGACTTAATGTATCTCCACTTACCGAAGCCGACCCTGTCGCACTAGCTCCTGCCGATAAAGTATTGGTAGTAATACTTACTGTAGAAACACCCTTACTTAATAATGTCAACGCAGTTCCTGCCGCATTGTATCCAATTACTTTATTAGAGTTATCCGAGGCGGTATCATTATACGGAACTATTAGGCTCGGTGGAGTTGAACCTGTAACAAACTCTGGTAACTGTAAGGTCCTATCAATTTTTTCCTCGAACTGCTGAAGTACCATGATAGTGTTATCGAAGTCTGTCTCTAGTGCTGCCGCTGTAAACGAAGCTCCTGTAGAATACACACTTTCTCTCGATAAAGGTTTGTTGGCTAAGATGGTTAGTTTCTGTCCTGTAGTTGGAGCGGTGGTAAAGTCCACTGTACCTGTTCCGTCAGCGGCGATTGTTACACTGTAGTTTGTCGATAATGTGAGTGTAGTCTCACCGAGTATAACTTTTAATTCACTGTCGGCATTGATCTGAAAACTAAAAGCGAACTGTGTCTGTGAGCCATTGGTCGTATATTGGACACGTCTGGTGGTGTCGTTAATGTCGAAGGTTGCCATAAAAACTCCTATATAATTTATACACTATGTTTATCATTTTTTCAATCAATCCTTTAGAGCGTCCATCTGCACTTTAAGGTCTGGATATTTTTTTACTAAAAGTTTTTTTGCACTATGTCTAGCTTCTTTTAATATATTTTGCAAATCGTCATATTGGTCGTCAGCATCTTTTTCTATAAATTCAGATTTATTAATTTCAAACTGTAGTCTTGGAAGTAAAGTCTTTGTGTATTTATAGTTAGGATCACCCTCTTGTAAGTGCCTTTCAGCTCCTTGATAATTTGAGTTGTTAATTAAATAAACATAATCATTATACTGCTCAGCAGACAACACTACACCACCTAATTTTTTTGGATGACGATTAAATGTGCCAGACCCAAGTGCTGAAAGTTTTAATAATTTCTCATCTAGATCACTAAATTCTGGGTTAGATATTTTTATAGGAGAAACATAATTGTATATTGACCCATCACTTTGTTGTTTTACATTACCCCAAAAATCTAAACGAGGAGGCAAGTCTTTTGAGAATGCAGGGTTTCTGCTTTTGGCTTGATTAAGTGCTTCATAAAATCCTTTAACAATAGGATCAAGACCTAATACAGCATATTCTGCATCAAGAAGTTGTTCTTCAGATAGCATTGTATTTGATGCTTCTGGGTTGGCAACCCTATCCATAACTGCTGTAAGGCTAGTCGACCCTACAATCGGAACACCTGTATACATATTAACAGTGCCTGTAGCAGTAAGTCCTACATCCGTTACTTTTTTAGCAGCAAACTGAGTTAGTCTTGTTAATATATCGTCTGTTCTTCCGTAAGGGTTTGCTAGAGCTTTCATTAATTCTGAAGTTCCTTGTAGGAATGGCATATTCATAGAATACTCAGCCGCAGCTAGTGTACCTGCTTTAAACAATCTCATTAAATCTGCTAAAGACTCTTCATCATTTTCTGTGTTTTGTGCATAAGCAGCATAATCAGCAGCCATAGAAAGTATTGCAGACATAGGGTCAAGTCTAGAAAAAGTAAAACTTTTATAAGAACCATCATCTTGTTTCACACTTATAGAATAACGATCAACACCAGAAGCACTCAGAAATTTTTGTGCTTTAGGATCAGAAGGACCAGACCCTGTAATTTTTATGTCGTCTCCAAACATTCCCCCTGCAACACCTGCAAATAAAAAGAATATACTATTACCCATGGCAATTTTAGCGGCTGCTTTGTCAAAATCTTTACCACCTCTTTTGTATGCTTTATAAACAGAATAATAATTTAGTGTTCTATCAAAAGCCTCTTTCATTATATTTGTCGGTGTTTTACTAAAAGGTATAATTATTTTCATTCCTGGAACATTAGCTAACCTAACAAAATCTCCCCAGATACCTTCTGGATTTGCTTGAAAAGTTCTAATCTTAGCTTCCTCACCCATCATTTTTTTTACATTTTCACTAGGATCAATTAAAGTTTTTGTGTATTGTGCGTTCTGTAACTCTTTTGCTTTTTGCTTATCCATACCACTACGAATAGCAAGTTCATATTTATATTGACCAGACCTGTAAGCCTCTCTATATAACACCGCTCTTTCAGATATTACTTTAAAAAATTCATCTTCAGCTCCTAAAAATCTTCCTGGCAATCTTGCCAACACACCGAGCATATCAATTGAACTTGCCAACAAGTCACCCTCTGATGCGGATTTAAGTATATGGGCTATATTATCTGTTCCTGTTGATGTAATTACTTTTCTTCTTTTTAAGTCAATCTTAGTTGCGAAATCTCCTGCCTCCCCTGTAACCATGGCTGATCCAAATCCTCTAAACGCATCTTTTAATGCCATAGTCATGCCATGAGCTTCTGCTAGTGCTTCACCTGCGTATACTCTATCTGTTGGTTTACCCACTCTTCCACCAAGTGTTCTTACAGTTCCGATAACACCTGCTAAACCTGTTTCAAGTGCTTGCTGTATTTGAAAGCCTGCGTTACCTGCTGTGTTAACTATATGCGTTACAGGTGACGACAGAATACCATTTATATATAACTCCATAAGTCCATCGTATGTTGTCTCAAAAGGATTTCTTTTTACATACTCAGCTCTTCCTGTTTGTGGTAAAGCTAAGTAAGCCTCTGCATGAAAGTCAATTACATCATTATCTATATTTTTTACTAGTTCATCAACTTGGTTAGTATAGGCAGTTAAATCTATATTTTGTAATTTTTGTAATGATGACAGCATACCTAAGCCTCTAGCATACTCTGAAACATTACCAGAGATTTGAGCTAGGAGATTTGATTGTATACCAAGTTCTATTTTAAACCTTTTAAATATCTCTTGTTTTTTTTGTTTATTCTTAGTCTTTAAAATTAACTTTGCATTTTTTTCAATGTCCTGTCCTAACCTCATCATTGCTATTAGTCCACCAAGTGTCTGTTCTACAGGCAAGACAGTTCCTGCTTTTCTATTAAGTAAATTGTAGGTAATATTATTGAAGCCTTGTTTTTCTGCTGCTTTGACCATAGCCTCAATAGATTGTTTTGGTCGTCTCAGATATTCAAATAATTCTTTGTTGGAATCTCTTATATTAGTAAGTAGATTAGTCATATCTACAACTTTACTACCAGGTAAAAATTTAGCGGCTGCCTTACCTAAACTTAATCCCTCACCTTTATACCCCTCAACTTTTATGGCTTTATTTAGTTCTTTTACAGCATCTTCATCAATACCTTTAACTATAATTTCACCGCCACTGCCTTTACTAACATCTTCCTCTGGAGCAGAATATTTCCTAATTTCTTGTTGTGTTTTTTCGGCTTTACCAAGTTTTTCTGATAAGAACTCTAAGCCTTTTTTTATTTGTTTAACCATCAGGAGTTTCTCCTGTAGTTATTGGCTCTGTTGTTTTTGTATTTTCAGTTTTAGTAGTTGCACTCGATGGAATGCTTCTTTGGCTGTCATTGGTTTTTCCCTCAAGGAGGGATTTTGTAATTTGTCTGTAGCTTTTTGGTTCACTTGCAACTCCTAGTTTTGTGTATAAACCTTGTTCAAAATACCATAATACTGCTTGCGTGTCACGATTATTAAGTTCAATATTGTATTTACTTTTTAATTCATTTTTTACATCAACAATGTATTGATCCATCAGTTCTCTTTCTTTTAAAGTTCTTGGTGCCTGTATACCTGTTCTATTACCATCTTGAGTAACATTGAACATTGTTCCTCGTTTACGATTAAAGCCTCTAGTAAACCATATATCTGGAACATTTTCATCTGAAGTACCTAATAGGTTTTGCATAAACTTACTGACCTTTGGACCAAAAGCATCAGCTCCAACTATTTCTTTATCTAAAGCACCTGCAATTTTTTTAAATCCTAATTGCTCTCTCAACGAATTTATTTCTCTTCTAGTGGTTGGAGTATGTATAAATTCTAAAAATCCATCTAACCCTCTTTGTTTTACAATTGCATTTACAAATTTTAGTTGTTCTCTTGAAGCTGCAAATCTACCAAATCCTCTGTTTGTTTCTGGATTAATATGTGGAACATTATTTGTATTTAAAAAATTATCTGCTACTTTAACTGCTGCTCTAAAGTCAAACCCCACAGGATATCCTGGAGATAGGATTGATGTTAAGAACACAACAAAATCTTTACTCTGTGGATTGTTTTTAAATTTTGGATTTATTTGATCTAAATCTGACATTGCTCCTTTAACATCTTTGTCGTACCAACCCACACCTGTTACATCTTGATCTAACTGATATCTAATCTCCTCAACACCTTCATTAACCATTTTTTTAAAATCATTTTGATTGGTAATATCTAACTTTGGTTTTGTTTCATAATATTCAAATATATCGTCAATTTTAGTTTTAGATTGTTTAGTAGGTATTTTAAAATTATCACTCGCCATAATCTTTAGTGAGTCGATTTCCTGTGTTGGAGCTAGTTTGGATAGACCTTTATCTACCATCTTACCCATTTCACCTACACCCATACTAGACATGGTCATCGAACCTTGGTCTGTATCTAATCTTTCTTGAGCTTGTTCTCCTACTTCTTGTAATTTTGGTTTTATAGATTTAGCAATTTTGGGTATAGCCTTCGCACCTTTTACCGCAGTTTGTTCTAAACCAATAAACTCTCCAAGAGTAAAAGCGGCTTTTGCATCTTCCTTCATTTCTGGTGAGTATGTCTCTAAACTATCTACAGTTTTATCCCATGCATCCTTATAAAATTCTGAACCAGGTATTATACCGCCTTTAGAAAACTCACTAAACCCTCTGGAGAATGCATCTAACTTTTTTCCATCCTCTGCTGACACTGCATCCTTAATGCCATTTATTAATCCGACTAAATCAGTAGGCAATCCAAGAGCTGCACCTGCAGCTCCTGCTCCTGTACCTACTAATGCAGCTCCTACTCTTTGTAAACCTCCACCAATATTTTCTAACAAGGATGGCTCGGTATAGGGTTTATTTACTAACATATTTTTTTTATCATACTCATATGTAATATCCTCACCTGTATTTCTAACATTGCGACTATTTGTTATATACTCAAATAATTCATCTTCATTCATTTGGATTTTCCTTAATAAATCTCATTACTTGTGGTAGTTGTTTTATTAAAATTTTATCTTTAAATTTTCTTACTCTTTTTATTTTTATATCACTACTTTCAATCGTATTTAAATAATCCATGATTGCTTTATATTTTTGTATATCCGTTGCGTTTTCATTGAAATTAAAATTTTTATCTTGTTTTGCGAATTCCTCAAAATTTTGTTTGTATTGATTATAGATATTTAGTAGTTCAGTTTTTTCTTCGTCTTTTATCAATGTTTTAATTTCATCCCTTACAGGATTTAATTTTTCCTGTGCTGTTTTTCTCAAATCTATTTGTATATTTTTTTCTTTAGCTTTTTGTAACTCAAGATTTAATGCGTTTGAAAGTTGGTCATAAATAAATTGCTTTTCGTAATATGGGTGACCCTTAGGTAATGCTTCACCAAGAGTTGGTCTATATTTATCCATACCTTTAAGCTCTGAAATAATTAATGGAATTTTATTTTCAAAATCAGTCTCTATTTCTTTTCTTAGTGCAGTGTAGTCATCAAGCGATAGTTTACTGCGATTTGTTTCTAACTCACTAAATTGTAAAATATCACTATTAGCTTGATTTCGAAGGTCTCTTAATATTTCTACATCACTTGTTCTTCTAATGCCTTGGTATTTTGTTTTCTCTAAATAAAGCTGATTAATTTTACTATTGTTCCTATCAATAGTTCTTAACTGTGTCATACCATCAATAAATTGTAATTCATTATTTGTATCAATTGCTTCTTCAACCTGTAAAACTATATCGTTAAATAATACTTTTGTTTTATTACTTAATTTTTCTTCTTCTTCATCTATAGCATTAAAAAAATCTTTTCTTGCTTTTTGCATATTATCAACAAGGTCTAGTTTATCCTCTGCTGTAAATTGTCTTAACATTGCATCAATCTTTGCGTTACCTGTTTTTTTGCCTTTAACAATATTACTTGCTAAGTCTCCTACTGATCCTGTCTTTAGTGCAATGCTACTTATTTTTGATTTGTAAGTATCTAAGTGTCGTTTGTCCAAATCTTTTCTTAATGATATGACTTGTTGACCTGTATACCCACCTTTACTTATTGCGGTATTAAGTGATAGATTCGTTTGTAATTCACGATTCTGTAGTAATTCTTTTGCCATTTGATCTTCAGATTTAAAATCGTCAAGTATACTTTCTACTAGTGTCGGAATGTTTTGCTCGCTGTTAATTAATTGAGCTGCTACTGTTGACTCGTTTATCTGTTGCTGCTTTTCAGCCATATCACTTAAATAGCTTTTAAGATGACCAGAAGAAAGTTTGGATAAAGCTCCCTTCATTATTATATGATTTTCTGGACTAACACCTTTTAACATATCGGTGTATCCTACTGTGATTGCATCGAGACCATCTATTACATCCTCATAACTTTGGTCATTTTGTTTTGCTTGTTCTATCAGAGTTACATAATCTCTTGATGCTTGAAGCTCTATCTCTGTCATAACATTACCGAAGGCAGTACTCCTAGCTGCTCTACCTTTTAATCCGTATCCTAGTCTGTCAGTTACATCCTCTCCTGTCTTAATAGCTTTTTGTAATTCTTCAATAGTGATTGGATTAGCAGCTCCATACATCTCGCCTTCCTCTACTGCTCTTGTCTCCATCTCCTTATAGAAAAAGTTAGACATTTGATTAAGACTACTAGCAAGCTGACTCATGCCACTTGCCTGTTGCTCAAACATTCCTGCTTCCGCTGAGGCACTTGGACTATAGCTTGGACTAAAAAATTGTCTTTGTAATGTTCTTCTTGTTGCCATCTAAAAAAACCTAATTCCTTGTGGAGCTGTAAAATTCATACCTCCACCTGCTGTTGAAAAAGCTCCTCCGCCTACATTAATTTGTGAGACGTTACCTGCTACACCAGGCTTTGCTATACCACCAGAACCTCCTAGTCCACTAAACGCACCAGATAATCCTGCTTGCAATCCTGCCATTGCTAATCCACCGAGGGCTTGAGTTCGAGCTTGAGCTGCCGCCATCTGACCTCTGTACTCTAAGTATCCTGCTTCTCTGTTCGCTTGTTCTACCGCTAACAATGCATCCATCTCAGTTATACCAAAGTCTAGTGAGGCAGGTCGTAATACTTGTTGCCTACTTACTGTCTGTACTGATCCTACTGTAGGAATAACTGCACTCGCATATCCTCCTGCAAGGTTTGAGGCTAGAGCCGCTTTAGTACGTCTTAGTATCTCATTGCCTTTTTCTTTAGCTTCTACTGCTTCTACTCTGCCCTGTAATCTTCTGTTTCGAGCTTGAGCATTATAAAACTCTTGTTCGGCTTTTCCTGCGGCTACAGTACTCCTGTACTGCAATCCAGATATTAATAAACCAATTCCACCAAATACCGCTGACGCACTCATTGACTACCACTCACATTGTATTCTAAACCAAGTAACGTAAAAAACAAGGGCTTAGTTTGGGTTATCTCTATCTGAGCTTCCGTACTAAATCCAAGTATCGGAGTTACTCTTTTACGTCCAGAGAATACTGTCTCAGCAGAATCTAATGTATAGGGAAACTGTTTTAACGGAACTTCCTTACCATTGATCGCAATGTTTTGTGTCTGAAATAAAATAGGACTAGCATCTACAATTCTTTTCTTACGTCCTACCATAGTGCCAGAAGAAAGTCTCGGCTCGGCAGGTAATGTTTTAGCTAGGACATCGTAATGTAAACCCACCTCGACATAAGTCGTAGGGATTTGATCTATCGTTATTTGCCCAGACGAAACAGTTTTCGTACCCAAGAATATGTCATCCCTAATAACTTCCACAGTTTCTCCTTCCAAGTGTGTAAGACCTGTAACTGTTGTTGAGGTAGGCTTAGACCCATCATTACTCCCATCAAAAAGCTGGAAACTAGCATCAGTAGTTCTGTCATCATCTAATAACTCCACATAATATTTTGTTGTTGAATTAATTGTTCTTTTTACAATAACATATATATCGTTAATATCCACACTACAATCTTCAAAAGTTCCGTCCGTAATAAACTCTGAAGGAGCTACAACCTTTTGTGTTCTATGTATAGAGTATGC